CTGTTGTTGATGTTTATCTATTTGGAAATGGGTGCAATGGTAGGCATTTATTTCAAGACCAATCATATGCCTGTCAGGTTCCTGCTATACATTGCAATAACAGCACTGACACGACATATGGTAGACATAATGAGTCATCAACCAATTAACATTGTTGAAATGTTAGCCGTAGCCGGCTCTACATTTGTTATAGCAATAAGCGTATTAGTTATTAGATATACTAGCGCAAAATATCCTAGTAACAATAAAGATGAGGTAGCTTAATGAACAGTTTAGAAAAAATCTGGGCAAGGGCAACTGGCCATTTAATGGGACATACGGATGATGATAGACCCGATGTTCCTGTTTTAACATTACGAGAAGCAAGAGTAGCATTGTTCCTAAAAACATTTTGGGTTGCAATACATGTGGTAACTTGTTTCTTTATTATCGCAAACACATTTAGGCATTGGTAAAAAGGAAAATAATGAGCTTTGAGTATAAAATTGCAATTTTACTGCCCACACGTGGTAGGACCGAGATGCTGGCAACTAGTTTAACCAGCCTAATAGACAATGCTAGCGATACTGCTAGCTTTGAAATTATGCTAGGGTTTGACGATGATGATGTAATTGGCCGAGAACACTTTACCAATGAGATTCAACCTCTACTTGATGAGAAGGATATTGCATATACTGCTATTGAATTTCCAAGGCTGGGCTACGCTCAATTAAATCAATATGTAAATCACTTAGCTAATCATAGCTCAGCAGATTGGTTGGTCTTTTGGAACGATGATGCTATCATGAAAACTAAAGGTTGGGATGATGTAATTAGTTCACACACTGGCGAATTTAAGTTACTGGCATTCCATACACACAACGACCATCCTTACAGTATTTTTCCTATTGTACCACATAAATGGTTGGAGTTGTTTGGGAGATTGAGTCCTCATCAAATCAGTGATGCTTGGCTGAGTCAGGTAGCGTATTTGGCTGACATCTGGGAAAGAATTCCTGTTGATGTTGAACACGATAGACATGATCTAACCGGTAACAATTTTGATATTACATTCCAACAGCGTGTTATGTTAGAAGGTAATCCTAAAGATCCTCGAGATTTTCATCACGATAGTTGGGCACACTTGCGTATTGATGACGCTCAAAAAATTGTTGAATACTTGGAGTCTACAGGGCGTGTTAGCACTTGGTGGGAGGATGTAAAATCTCACAAGCAGGATCCCTGGGAAAAACTCAAACAAAACGATCCCAATGATCAAATGAAGACATGGCCAAACGTAGAGGAATACGCAAATGAATCAAAACAATCTAGTTGAAAAAATTAAAGAGTACTGGAATCGACAGCCTTGTAATATTGGACACAGCGATGAGCCGGTAGGGACTGAGGCATACTTTGATCAAGTTACTGCTAAAAGATATCGTGCCGAGCCACATATTTTAGACTTTGCTGGATTTCATTTATGGCGTGGCAAGCGTGTACTAGAAATTGGCTGCGGCATAGGATCTGACGCTGAACAGTTTGCTCGGCATGGTGCCGAATACGTGGGTATTGATATCAGTGAAGCAAGTCTCTCAGTTGCTCGTGAACGATTTAAAGTCTATGATTTACACGGATCTTTTTTACAAGGTGGTGTCGATGATCACGAGTTTATGAAAAGTCTAGGCAAGTTTGATTTAGTCTACAGCTATGGAGTACTAGATCATTTTCCCGGGTTACAAGATCACATACAGGCCATCAGCAATACACTAGATGTTGGCGGGGAATTTAGATTCATGGTATATGCCCGCAATAGTTGGAAGTATGCAATGATACAAAAGGGACTTGATCAATTTGAAGCTCAAGCGGACTGCCCATACGCCGAAGCATATACCAAAGAAGATATCGAGAAACTGCTTAGTGGGCAGTTTAAAATTGAGCGTGTTAGACAAGATCACTGCTTTATGTACAACATTCCGGCTTATAAGCAAGGCAAATTTGAATTGGAGCCTTGGTTTGCAGTAATGTCTGACGAGATGCGCAGTGCTGTGAAAGAATATTTAGGCTGGCATTTATTAATCAAGGCTCGCAAATTATGACACCTAAACAACGAATCAAACATATTACTAAGTGGATTAAACAGTACGCCACTAAAAACAAGATTTCGACTTTGGTTGTAGGTATTTCAGGTGGCATTGATAGCTCAGTAGTAAGCGCATTGTGTGCCGAAACCGGGCTTAATACCATTGTGGTGCAGATGCCAATTCGCCAGAACCGAAAGCTAGACAATTGTAGCTCAATGCAAGCTGGTTGGTTGCTGGAACGATACAAAAACGTCACGCACATGAGCATGGATTTAACATCAGTATTTACATCTTTTGAAAAAACTCTCATACCGTACTGTAGAGAAAATGATGACGAAGCAAGAGTTGATCTTGCCTTTGCCAACAGCCGTGCTAGACTACGCATGATGACCTTGTATCAAATTGCACAAAGTCACAGTGGCATTGTAGTAGGCACCGGCAACCGAGTAGAGGATTTTGGTGTAGGTTTCTTTACCAAGTATGGTGATGGTGGCGTGGATATTTCACCCATTGGCGACTGCATGAAAACTGCTGTTTGGGACATGGGCCGAGAATTTGGCCTGCCTCAAGAAATCGTTGATGCCCTGCCCACAGATGGACTTTGGTCTGATGATCGCACCGACGAAGATCAGTTGGGCATGAGCTATCCGGATTTGGAACGTGCCATGAGCAACGATGCTCTTGAGCGTGAGGATGTGTACAACACCCTGCCGTTAAATTTGAGCAAGGAAGAAAAGTCTCAGCTCAAGAAGTATCGTGCTATCCGTGCCCACAACTTGCACAAAATGGAATCTATACCTGTGTGCAAATTTGACAAGCAATAAAAAATATGCTACAATTACATTATGAACTCAAAAGAAAATGAAATCCTGCTCATTACCCAAGAGGAATGTGCAGAAGTAACGCAGGCGATTAGTAAGTGCTATCGCTTTGGGCTTGACAACGTTAAACCTGGCAAACCTAAAACAAATAGAGAACATCTAGCAGAAGAACTAGGCGACTTACAGGCCATGATTGATTTATGCATTAAGTTTAACTTAGTGGGCAGTGAACAAGTTAGCATTGCCGCAGATAACAAAATTGCTAAACTAAAAGTTTGGTCAGACATCTTTAAAGACGAGAAACACCTATGAAATTAAAAGTAAGTGAACTGTTTTATTCTGCACAAGGCGAAGGTCGTTTTATTGGCGTGCCTAGTGTGTTCTTAAGAACATTTGGTTGTAACTTTACCTGTGCAGGATTTGGATGCAGGCCTGGCGAGAAATCCACAGAAGCAGACGAGGTTGCCAAGAGTGTACACTTGTATAAAACATTTGAAGAACTGCCGCTTGTAAACACAGGCTGCGACAGCTATGCAAGTTGGCACCCTGCATTTAAAGAGCTAAGTCCTACTTACGAGATTGGCGAGCTAGTAGAGAAAATGCTAGACTTGATCCCCAATCGCCGTTGGACTAACCAAACAGGCAACGACACACATCTTGTTATTACAGGTGGCGAACCTTTGCTGGGTTGGCAACGTGCCTATCAAGATTTGTTTGAACATGATGACATGCGTGGCATCAAGAACATTACATTTGAAACTAACGGCACTCAGCAGTTACAACCTAAATTTAGAGAATATCTTAACACTTGGCTTGCTGGACACAATGAACTTACATTTAGTGTAAGTCCTAAACTCAGTGCCAGTGGCGAGGCATGGGCGGATGCTATTAAGCCTGAGATTGTTGCTACCTATCAAGAAGTAGGTACTGTATATCTCAAGTTTGTTATTGACAGCGAAGCACACTTTGATGAAGTGGATCGTGCTGTAACAGCATATCGTGCGGCAGGTTTTGAAGGTGTAGTATATGTTATGCCACAGGGCGGTGTTGTTGCACCTTATGCAGAAAATCGTGTAAACGTTGCAGACTGGGCGCTCAAGCGAGGGTATTACTATAGTCCAAGATTACACGTGGATCTTTGGGGCAATGGATGGGGCAAGTAAAACTATTAATACATGCTGATCCCGGTGCCCGAAGTGGCTTTGTAGGTGCTTGGCTACAAAGTAATTTAAACGGACGCCGGTTTGATGTTGGCGAATTCAGCATGCATGGCAGTAATTATTTTAAAATACATGATTGTATTGATTCGACTGTTATTAAAAATTTTGATGGCATTAAAATTAGAATACGACCAAGTCGAACACTACTGCACCTGAGCATGCTATTATATCTAAGGAAAAATGTGCATGTACAGCATCCTGATTTTTCCAAAGATGAATACGATTTAGAAACGTGGACTAAAGTGTATACCACTCACAAAACTTGGTTAGAACAAGACAGTAGATATGACTTGTCTCTGTATGACTACGTTATAGATTTCGAAGATACATACAATTTAGAAAAAATGTCCAGTTTATTTGTCAAGGTTAACAATAGGCCACCGGGAGATTTAATGCTTAAACAATTTGATTTAAATAATGCATTAAACTATATTGAGCTTGATCCCAGTCATTCATGTGTGCTGGCTGCATTAGTGTTAAACAAAGAACACAAAATGGGCGTGGGCGAAGAGGGCCGTGCCTGGAGTATCTGTGATATATATCAAGACTACAGCAAAGATCAACGTCACCAAGCATTATGTGATCGGTTAACTCTAAATAACTATAAAGAAGGACTATGTCATGAAGTTTTTTGACAAATTTTTTAAAAAGCCTGCACCACCTGCACCGGAAAAACCTGTTAAAGAACCAGTGCGTAAGGCAGCGGCAAAAACCCCCAAAGAGATTGCTACAGAAAAAGGCGAACCTTATGTAGCAATATTAAGCATGGACATTAACCCTGAAAACTTGCACGAAGGAGCATTTGAACTTGACTGGAATGATAAGTTTATTGCTAATTTAATTCGTGCAGGGTATCAGGGCAAGCCCGATGACAGTGATTCAGAAATAATCGACCGTTGGTTCCAGAATGTGTGCCGACATGTTGTTATGGAAACTTGGGAACAAGAGCAAGCAATGAATCCACAACGATTTACCAAAACTAGAGACATTGGTGACGGGCGCAGAGAGGTAAGCTAAATGGATCCAAAATTACCAAGATGATATTATATGTTAATGGCGATAGCCATGCTGCCGCGGCAGAGTGTATAAACCCATACGCCTGGGCCGAAGATGATGGATTGTTTTGGGGACTGGGTCGTAGGCCGCACCCCGACAATGAACGTGTCAGCTTTGGCTGCGAATTAGCGAATCACTTGTATGCTATATTATTCATGGACGCACAATCTGGTGGTTCCAATGCTAGGATTATGCGTACTACTCGAAATTGGGTAACTGCAAACAAAGACCAGCTCGGCGATGCATTTATAGTAATTCAGTGGTCTACTTGGGAAAGAGAAGAATGGTTCTATGATGATATCTGGTGGCAGGTAAATGCATCCGGAACTGACCATTTACCAGATGCACTGCAACAGCAATACAAAGATTTTGTAATCAATCTAAATTGGAATGATGCTAGAATCAAAGCACACAACGACATTTGGCAGTTTCACTGTGAACTCAAAGATCTAGGTGTGCAACATCTAATGTTTAATGGCAACAACCATTTTGGCGAAATTACCAACCAAAAAGATTGGGGTGCCAGTTATATGCATCCGTATAATCCCAAAATGACCTACGATAATGTTCTGCGAGAACAAGGATTCAAAACAGTAAATCCCCAAAGTTGGCATTTTGGGCCTGATGCCCATTGCTTTTGGGGCAAATATCTGCTACAATATATGCATACTCACAAATTGGTTTAACTATGCGCTACCTTTTAATTGACACTGCTAATATGTTTTTTCGTGCCCGGCATGCGGCATTTAGGGCCGCAGACCCCTGGGAGAAGGTAGGTTATGCATTGCATATTACATTAAATTCTGTTAATAAAGTTGTTAAGAAGTTTAATGCAGACCACGTTGTATTCTGCTTAGAGGGTCGAAGCTGGCGCAAAGATCATTACACGCCGTACAAAGCAAATCGTGCTGTGGCCCGCGCCGCACTTACTGAAGAAGAACAAGAAGAAGATAAGTTGTTCTGGGAAACATTTGACACCTTCACAAAATTTTTACAAGAGCAAACCAATTGCAGTGTGATACGGCATGCTAATGCTGAGGCTGACGATATCATTGCAAGATGGATCTCACTGCACCCCCAGGACCACCACACAATTGTAAGCTCGGACACAGATTTTGTTCAATTGCTAGCAACAAACGTACAGCAATTAAATGGCATCACTGATGAGCTACTTACACTAGATGGGATTTTTGATGCCAAAGGTAATCGTGTCGTTGACAAGAAGACCAAAGAGCCAAAGACTATACCCGATCCCGAGTGGTTGCTATTTGAAAAGTGTATGCGTGGCGATAGCAGTGACAATGTCTTTTCGGCTTATCCCGGAGTGCGTACTAAGGGAACAAAAAACAAAGTAGGACTGCTCGAAGCATTTGAAGATCGTAAACAAAAAGGCTATGCGTGGAACAATCTCATGTTGCAACGTTGGTCTGACCACGATGGTGCCGAGCACCGTGTACTTGACGACTATAACAGAAATCGTGAATTAATCGATCTTACTGCACAACCACAGGAGATTAAAGATGCAGTCGATCTTGCTATTTGCAAGCAAATAAGTCATAAAGACATCGGACAAGTTGGTGTACGATTCATGAAATTTTGCGGCAAGTACGAGTTAACTAAAATTTCAGAATCTGCTGAGCAATATGGCAGATGGCTGAATACCACATATCAAGGAGTGCTTAATGGTGCTAGTAGCTAAACCAGTAGTAGCCAATCAATATTGGATACTGAAACAAGATAATCGAAAAGTAGGAAACATAACCGCCGGACCCGATGGAGTGGCTGTTAAAATTGATAACCAGACCAGCCACTTCAAAAGTATCAACATGGTTGAACAACGAGCTGGCATTAAATTTGAACAGATTAATTTAAATCCTGCAAAAGTAGATTCGGTGTTGGGATTTCAGGTAACTGGAAAAATTTATAATTCAGTCTGGGACGTTAAACATCGATTACCGTTGTTTACAAAAAAATTAAAAAGTAAAAGCTGGTATGCCGCAGGTTGGTACCGTGTACAACAACATAGTAATTGGAAAATTATTCAAAACCCCAAGTTAATCTTGCTACAAAGATATACATACCAAGGCCCGTATAAAACCAAAGACGAAGCACAACAATGAAAACAATATATTTAAATCACAGAGAACTAAAACAGTTAACCGAAATTGTTGATAAATTTCCCGATACAGCTGGGTCAATTAAACTTTCGCAGACAGATTCAAATGGAATTGGATCAATTCTAACCGTGTCACTGGGTACGTATGTAAATGACATTTATGGCGAATTTACAATAACACTAACCGATGAAGGCAACTGGTAAAATGGCTAATCCTTTTCGTGACCAAGAAAAATTTATGCGAGCTTGTGATCAATCTGTTGAGGGTCCGCCCGGATCACAGTTTGATATGTACTGTGCGCTGATTGAGGAAGAGCACAACGAACTCAAACAGGCTTTGGCTGCTAACGATGATGTTGAGGTATTAGATGCGCTTATTGATATTTTAGTTGTCACTATTGGTGCTATTCATAGTGCTGGTTGGGATGCCGATGGTGCTTGGAAAGAGGTTATGCGCACCAACTTTGCTAAGATTGATAAAAAGACCGGCAAAGTTCGCAAGCGTGAAGATGGCAAAGTACTCAAGCCTGTGGGCTGGACTGCACCCGATCTCAAACCTTTCTTAAAGAAATCACAGTGAAAACTAGAGAACAAATTATCAATAGCATGTGCTATACCTGGCGACACGATTATGGGCTAAATCGCATGGAACATGACAGTGGCGGTGGCTTAGTTACCGCGGGACTTACTGACAGTGAGCGAGAATTACTTTGGCGTCAGATGGCTCAGTTATTTGATAACGATATTGCGCCGCACATGGAGTTTAAAGATGAGTCTACACATTAATCGTTTCATTGACTCGGTCAAGGCTCACGAAGCTCGGGGACAAAAAGATTTTATAATGCCAATCAGAGACGCTAAAGATTTGCATGCCGACATTACCAAATTGCTATTAGCACTTGAATCATTGCGATCTCAATCAGCTAAAAATGAAGTAATTAAAGTTGAAATTGCTGGCGGTAATTTTTAATATCTGCGTAGTTAATTGGGATAAATAATGCAGAAGGAATCTATAATATGAGTAGACCCAAGCCCAAAGTAGAAGCAGAAGTAATTAATAAAACTAACTATCAATGTGATCAGGTATTATCAGCCGAAGGTATTTGGGCAGTATTTTTCAATAATGGTCCAATTAATTTAAAAACATTTAATATGTTAACACAATACCCTGGACCAAAATATAAAAAAGTATCATTTAGTAATCCAGGTCATGCTATTAATTTGGCTAAAAAACTTAATACTCATTTTAAATCAACTTCATTTAGTGTAGTATTATTAAAGCAAGGGGAAACTATTTTCCCAAATGAGAAGTAAACGCCAATTAACCGAAGAAATTTTAAAAACGATTCCCGAAGAATCTCGCCCTAGTATTGAAATGGCCTCTAAAAAATGGTGGGTTAATTTACGAGATGCTGGTGGATTGAGATTAACTGATTTAGGCTACAAGTTTTTAACTGATATTGGTACATTTGAAAAATACCAAATACCAATTCCTGCAATTGATTTAAATCAATCATTATTATTAGCATTAGATAAAAAATTACAATTCCCATATTATATTAAGAAAAAAACCAAAGATTCATATATTGCATTTTTTAGCAGTAAAGAAGCAACATTAGTTGGATTATACGGGGATATTGCACAATTTTTAAGCAACTACGGTAAACAATAATCGATAATATTATCCGATAATCCCCGATAATATTATCAATAATCCAGCTTCTATTCCAGTATGTTGTTAAAAAACAACAAAATTCCGGTTGACCAGAATTGCAAGATCGGTTATAATACTAGTATGGAAATTAAAAAAGCAACCCGAAAAAAACGTGCAGATCGCACTCACATCATTTACCGGATTGAGAGCGGTTCGGACTTCTACATTGGTGTTACTGCCAAGACAGAAAGCACCGTTTTGAAGAGTGTTAAAACTCGTATCAACAAGCACATCTATCGCTCACGTAGCGAAGACAAGTCTTGGGCATTGTACGAAGCAATTCGTGCTCGTGGTACTGAGGCTTTTCAATTCCGTATCGTTGCAGTGGTGCGTGGTAAGACTGAAGCACACATTGCAGAACGTGCAATGATTCGTGAACTCAAGCCAAACTTAAATACAGATGTACGTGGTGTTGTGTAATAGCAACACTGCGTTTGGTTGACCAATATTTCCCAATTTCGTATAATATAGGTATAGTAAGGAGCAATGATGCAAACAGAACAAACACATTATGATCAAAGACACGGTGGCCCATATGATCGTGGTGCCGCCGACAGCTACTACCATCGCGAATATTGGCCTCACTACTTTGCTGGTGACACACATAGAAGTCGTCGCATTGACATGGAGCAAATGACTGCCGCAGAGCTTGCGGCCTACACAGCTGGCTATCGTGACAACGAAGCCAACGGCAACAAAAAGGAGTGGTAAAAATGACAATGCCTGCAGGACGATATTACATTGGTGACTTGTGCTATGTCATGCATGACGAATGGGACGAGTGTTGCAATTTATTCTTCCCTTATGTTCCGGGACAGCCCCAACAACATGTAGAGGGTGAGTTCGCCCTGAAAGACGGCCGGCGTTTTGCCAGCTTTGGTACTGCATTTGGTGATGGAACCTACAGTTCAAACATGACCACTGTACACTCGGTGGACTCGGGCTCAATTGGTTGCATACGTATGGAAGACATTCAGGACCGCACTTATGACAATATTGAACGTCTAGGTGGCATTGTTGAATTTGATCAACCTTTTGAGGTTGAAAAGATCGGCCGAGGTTTGCTCAAGTTTGGGCATGTGGAAATTGAGACCAATGCCGACTATGATTATATGGACTAATTAGGAGAACGAAAATGAAAGACGGATACGGTGTTTGCCCGGTGTGTAACGGGACAAAACTAATCGAACTCACTGCTGAAGAACGCGAACAATGGTGGCATAAAAAGAAAAACAGAACCCATCGTGATTGCGACAATTGTGGTGCTCAATATATGTATGGTTCGTCTAAAGGCGAAGTACGGTTGAACGCTCAAGGGGAACCTTGCACTCACAAATATCAAAGTAGTAATGCAGGTCGTTGCCTAACCAATTACGATTGTGTTCATTGTGGCGATCATTATCAAATTGATTCCGGGGATTAAATAAATAGAAGTTATTGCTGTATGAAGCAAAGAGAAAAGTGTTCTGGAC